GAACTATTTAATGTTTCGTTTACAATATTAGAACTATTTAATGTTTCATTAACGGTATTAGAGCTAATATTAGGTTTAATGACATTAGAACTATTTAATGTTTCATTAACAGAACTAATGTTAGGTTTAATGACATTAGAACTATTTAATGTTTCGTTTACAATATTAGAACTATTTAATGTTTCATTAACGGTATTAGAGCTAATATTAGGTTTAATGACATTAGAACTATTTAATGTTTCATTAACAGAACTAATATTCGGTTGAATAATATTAGAACTATTTAATGTTTCGTTTACAATATTAGAACTATTTAATGTTTCGTTAATGACATTAGAACTATTTGAAATTTGATTAACAATATTAGAATTATTTAAATCTTCGTTAATAGTGCTAGAACTATTTAAAATTTCGTTAACAATATTAGAAGTGTTTAAAGTTTTGTTGATGTCGTTAGAATTATTTGATACTTTATTTGTATTGTTAGAGTCAATATTTGAATTAACACTATTAGAATTGAATAGAATATTAGTAGTAATATTGTCATTATTTGATATAGAGTTAAAATTATTAATAGCACGATTATTCTCGTCAAATATGCTATTATTGTTCGTGACAATAGAATTATTATCTGTTTCTATTTTATTAAAATTATCAATATTTGAACTATTAGGTGTTTTATTAAAAGTATTAGTTCTATTTAAGCTTTCCCCAATAATAGAATAACTATTACCTATCTGATTATTTAAGTTAGTTACTAATTTATTGTTTATATTATCAAAATTATCTTTTGTATTTGAATTATTAAATTCTTTAGCTTTATGAATATTATTTGTTGTAAATAACGGATTAGTAATATTGTTAAAAGATGAATTAATAAAATTTAAATTTTTTATAATATTATTATTGTCTGTATTAAATAAGTTATCCGTTATAATATTTTTTTCAAAAATTGATTTATTTGTATTATTTGATAAAATATTATATTGACTGTTTAATTCATTAATATTTGAATTAATATTATTACTATTATTAGATAATGATGAATGTGAATTGTCTAATGTTTTAAAACTGTCAATTAAATTATAATTAATCGGTATAATTTTATTTTCATCATGATTTACTATAGTTTCATAGAAATCATTTATATTTAAATTTGAAAATGAATTATCGTTGGTGAATACTTTTTCATTATCTAAAAATAATGTATTTTCATAAATAAATTTATTTATTTTATATTTTTGAAAATATTCTATAGAGCTATCATAGTTATTTTCATTTTGATTCTGTTTAGTTTGTATATTTACCGATTCATGTTTAATATTTTCTAAATTTTTATTAAAAATATTATCATTAATTTCAGTATTATTCAATTTATTTTCATTTTTATTTAAACTAGAATTTAAATTTGTTTCTACGATGAATGGAATACTTGTGTTATTATTTGAATCAATTGAAAATGAAGTATTTGCCAATAAACTCAATAAATGTTCAGAGAATGTGTTTGAATTATTTTTAACATTTAAACTATTACTAATTAAATTAGTATTATTTCCCCTTTGAATATAATCGAATAATTTATTTTTATTTTCTATTAAATTAGTTTTTGAATCTTCAATATTATATTCGATAGAGGATGGAGATTCACCATCACTTACGGTTAATGGTTTATAATAGTTTTCAGAATAATTCTTATTTTCAATATTTTTACTTTGCTCTATATTGCTTAATTGTAGAGTATTGGAATTGCTATTGAAAATATTTTGATGATCTAAATGTTGGGTATTTAATTTAGTATCTTGTTTATAATTATCAACATTTTTAATATTATTTAATTGGTCAATTGAGGATAAATTTAGATGATGATCATATATGTTTTTTATATGACTATTAATCGTATTTTTATCAAATGATTGGTTATTTTTATTTTCACTCAAAATAATTGCAGAAGTATTTGTCATAAAATCATAAGGATTAGACAAAACAAATGACATATTAATTAATTTTGTATTGTTATTGGTAGAAGAATTTGTTTTTTCTACCGATATAGAATTAATATTATCAGTATTATATTGATATTTTAAATAATTATTTAAATAGTCATTAGTTGAATTATTATTAATAATATTATAATTAGTATTTGTTGATATATCTTTATTGGTATTTTTACCTGATGAATCAATAGAGCTATTGATATTGAAATTATAGGGAGATATGTTTAATAAACCTGAGTTTAATTTATCTGTATTCTCCTTCAGTAAGGATGAAATGGATATTTCATTTCCTAATACATTTTCAATTAAACTAAAGCTTTTATTTTTTTTTATATTAATATTATAATTTTTTCCACCATCATTTAATTTTATATTCCCACCAGCATATGAATCATATTTTTCTAAATTAATGTTTATATTAATATTTTTATCACTTTTAGAAGCCAATTTAGATGCAGATTCTGCGTTTACTGGTTCTGGTTGGATTAAATCCAATTTTTCAGTTCTAATGTCACTTTGAGATTTTAAAGATAAAGAATTAGAAAATATATTTAATATTTCTTGTTTTAATGCTTCTAAATTTTTATCGTTCATCTATATCTCTTTCTTAACGCATCCTGAGATGCTGCTTGATTTTTACTATTAGCAATTCTATTATTCTCATTCTCGATTTGTTCCCTCAGTAGTTCCACATATATGTCTCTTTCCCAAGGTATTAATGTCTCTAATTCTGTTAAAGAATACTTGTAAAGATGCATCATTTTAAACATTAGTTCAAAGTATGAACCAAGTGCTATATGGCTGAGGCTTATCCGAAAAAATCTTTGATTCCCTTAAGTAATATACTTCTCTCAACTCCATCATTTGTTTTATATTTAACAATATGTTCAATTCTGGGCATAGTTGCAAAAAATTTGATCAATTCATCGAATTGTATTTTTGTCATATTATCCACAAATTCACGAAGTTCTTCTTTTGAAGTAGATTCAGCTTCTATTCTAGAATCTTTAGTTTCTATATAATCTATGCAAGATATTGCCAAATCATAAAAATCAATTAATTGCATATTTTCAACTTCATGTTCTATGAATAATGAAATGCTTGGATATTTCATCTGAATGAATAATTCATCCGAAATTATGATTTTTGTTTTATGATTATCAAATTTTTTAACCTCTATATCTTCTAAATTTATAGTTAATTTAACATTTTGTTTAGTTTCTGGACACTCAAGAATTGGATTAACGGTTTCCATTACTGATTTTGATCTAAGTTTTATGAACAAATATTCTAAATCAAATAATGGTAAAGTAGAAGCGTCGCCTATGCCATCAAAGCATTCGTTTATAATCTGAACTATAGTTTTAAATATTTCGTTCTCTTTACCAGTTTCTTGAGCTATTAAAAGCATTTTTTCTTCTTTTACGATAAACGGTCTAAACCATATTTTTTTACCAGTTGATGGTATTATTGTTTGATATTTTGGTGTAGTTTTTTTAAGCAAATCTATTAGTGACATAATTTCTCCATTATAAGAATTCATACTCGCGGAAAGTAAATATTACGACAAAAGTACCGTACCCAGTCGCTTCCGACGAAAGGGAGGTTGGGGTTATTGAAACAGGATAGGCATCCATTAGAACCATTGCAGAATTTGATGAATTTAGATTATGATCGTCGGATCTTAAGTTATAAATTACAACGGTTCCTAATTGTTTGGATTTAGTATTTGAATAGTCTGAATATTTGGTCGCACTAACTTCTCTATTGAATGGATTTGATATGCCGGATATAGCTTGAATTATGCTTATACCTTCACCACTAGCTTGTTCAGTAGATCTATCTGGAATTACTTGATTCATCCATCTTTCAAAATACCTTCTTTCATACCAATCTTGGTATATTATGAAAGTCATAGCACATTCTCCATATTCCCTTCTTATCGGAATCTGCTCAGCTGGTCCCCAATAAGAAAAAGGAACTTGAATGAAAGATCTCTGTGGTAAGGTTACAGATTCGGGATAGGAATACATCGTTTCACCAATTGGATCAGAAAAAGCGCATGTATATTTGGAAACTGGTTGAATTCCACCATTATTGAGAATTTTTTGTCTAACTTCGGTGATGGTTCTGGAGGTCCTGTTCAAAATAAATCCTCTTCTGTTAGTATTTTAAATTTGATATTTTGATCTTTGCAGAATTGAATAGCTGATTTCCATTTAGCTTCATTTACTTTATATATCATATTTTCTTGCAAAAATGTTGTTTTTCTTTTCTTACCCAATTCTGGCGCTTTAGTTTGTTTTTTGGGTTTTATTTCTATTACCATAGTTTCTATATTTCCAAGTTTATCTCTTGTTTCTATTAAAAAATCGGGAATATAGTTATGAAGTTTATTATCGACCGGAGATACATAAGGTATCTTTAAAGCTTCAAAAGACCATCTAATGATATTTTTATTAGAATCTAAATATTTACAAAATTTTCTTTCCCACAAAGAACGGCATAAAATAGAATTAATATCACCTATATATTTTGATGGGTTATCGGGTATATATTTTGTTTTATATGCCATATTAGTATATATTCAGGAGTAAAATAATAAATGGCAATATTTAATTATACGCAAATATTTCCGGCATCTGCTGATATGAGACAAAGAATTCCTCTTTGGTTAAAATTTTATTGCTATCAATATTCAAATAATTCACTGGTGAGAGCTGGTAGAAGTATTTTTGGTGGACCAATGATCCGCTGCATTCAAGTTCCGGCACCAAGAGAATTTTCCACCACAACTGATGTAGAATATAATGCAAAGATAGGAGCAGAGGAAAATCGTACCCTAGCAGATCCATTGGACGGATTGCTGCAGCCACTCACTACTATAGCTGAAATTCCTGATAGAATTTTAAATTTCTTTGGAATTGGTATAAATGAAGATTTGGATATGACTGATACCAAGTTTAAAGGAGTTAATAAGAGAACTTTTCAATTTAAAATAATAATGCCATCACGGACTGAAGAAGATGCCCAAGCAGCATCTGATATTTGCGACGCATTTGAAGCTTTAGCTCTACCAACCGCAAGATTAAATGTAGCAAGCAAACAAGTTGATCATCCTCCGATGTGGACTTTTGGAATAGGAGCAATTGACGATCTTAATAATGATCGAAGTTGGTCTGGGCAACCACAGTTATCAGTATTAGATAAAGTTATTGTTAACAAAACGGCATTTCAAGATTCATATGCCATATCTGATGGTGGAGTGCTTAAACCATTAGCGCAAAGTGTAATTTTGAACTTTATAGAATTAGAACCAGCAATGAGATCATCTGTTCCGTTTTCTTCTACTATTATTAATCGTTCCACTTCTTTTTATACTCTCGGCGGATTAGGAGTGGATGGTATACAGGGAGCAGTAACTATAGGAAAAGCAGTAGGACTAGGATAATGTATTTTAATAAATTTCCAAAAATAGATTACACTTTTCAAAATGGACAAACTGTGCCAGTTGTTGATATATTTAGAAAAGTATCAATATCACAAGAAAGTTTAAATAACTCAAATATTTTTATAGATGTTATAAATGGAAATGGATCAAAACCCGAAACAATATCTAATAATTATTACGGAAATCCAGAATTATCTTGGACACTATTTTTAGCAAATCAAACAGTTAATCCGAGTTTGGATTGGAATCTAAATTATGAAACTTTTTATTCGCAACTAACTCAAAAATACAATGGTTCTGTTTATTATACAATAAAACTATTAGATATAAATGTAAATGACATTGCAATTTCAATTCAAGGTAGTATAGATTTTGATGGTCTTGGAAATGCAGATGGTGGTTTTTTTAATATATCTTCCATTGATGTTGAAAAATATGTTTTAATTAATAATATAAATAAAGAATTTAGATATTTTTCTGGTATTGCTTTTAATAATTCACCTATCTCCGGCAAGATAGCATTTTTGAGAAAGAATTCTCAAGGTAAATACTCATTTGTAGAAAATGCAGATGGTAAATACCTAGTAGCAGATATAAATAAAAGAGAACCATATTTAAAATCTCCATATTATTTTAAATATAATGATCTTATAATTTCACCATATAGGATATTTAATCCAAATAATAGAGAGTTAATGGATTATACTGCAAACTCTACTACAAATAATATACAAGAACCAGAAATAATAACAGACACATCTACTTTATTTTACACTATATTATTTAATTATTTTTTTGGTAATCCATTACCATTAGGATTACAAAAAATATCTATAGAACAATATGAATTACAAAAATATGAAGAATCTATAAAAATTAAAGTGATAAAACCAGAGTTCATCTATCCTCTTGTAGAATTATATAATACCGCTCTAAATAGTAATACTATAGGAAGATCTAAACAAATAGAATTAAACATATAATATGCCATCAGATAATATACCAGCCGAAGTAAATAATACAGCAAATCCATTTCCATCCTTCTTAAAAGAAGTTAATTTTTACAAAAAAAATTACCCTTCAAAACAATCAGTAGGTAGTGGTAATCTATCTACTGGATCTCTAGTTGGTAGGACCAGTGACGATGAAGGTGAAAAATATATTTTATTTAACAGTATTTTAACTGGTCAGGGATTTAATTTAACTTCTCTATTATCAATAGAAATTAAAGAATCTTTATTCACCCCATACATGAGTGGTACTCTTGAGTTATTTGATGAATACAATTTGATAGAAACTGTAAATTTTACAGGAAATGAAACTATAGAAATAGTTTTTAGTCTTCAAAATTTACAAAATGATATTAAACTTAGATTTAAAGTAATATCAGCAAAAGCTATAACCGATTTATCCACAGTAGATCGAATTAACTTTTTAGAACCCGCCAGAGTATATCAATTGGAGTTTATTTCAGAAGAAATTTTCAATCACACATTTACAGACGCACTATTAAAAGACGAAAAAGATTTCATAGGTTATATTGCAGTTGATTCTGAAAATAATACAGAAATAAAAGGTCTAGTAAATGAAATATCTAGGCAGTTAGAATTATCACCCATAGAAATTGAAGAAACAAAAAATGGTATTTGGTTAAAACAAAATGAAATTTCATATCCAACGGGTAAAGATCATGGCCAATATCCATTTATAAATTTGATGCAGCAAATAATAACATATGCAGTATCAAAAGATAATCCAAATGCAGTAAATTACTTCTTCTGGAAAGATAGAGAAGGATGGAAATTTAAATCTTTAAATAGTTTAATAAAAGCTGGAAAAGATAAAGTAAAATTTACACAGTTAGCAGAAATTACAAATTCTTTTTTAGGCGATGTTTTTAAACAATCGGATTTAACTCAAACTTATATATTAGAAACTGATGATGATAAAAATCCATATAAAGTATGGAATGCTATTGCTTTAAATCATCTGGATAGTATGAAACTATATGCTCAAAAAGCTTATTCATCATATTATAAATCAATAACACCAGATTATACAAATCCATATTCTAATTTTCTAGACACAACTGCTGGGTTCACATCCTCGATAGTGGACTATGATTATCATAGAGATTTTGATAAAATTGAACATATTGAAGAATATAAACTTATATCAGATGACATCGAAACAAGTCCTCTTGTTATTAAAAATACAAACAGAAGGACAAAAAATGCTCCAGAAAAATTAACCATTCCTGCATTCAGATATGGAGAAGATTCTGTTTATGGATTTTATGATAATTTAAGATATAATACACCATTTGGACAATGGATTTATAACTCAGCAGACATGGGATTTGGTAAAAAGGTAGAAGATCCCGCTGTTGTGTGGTGGGATTATTTGGGTAGGAGTGGAGATTCTAGATGGTCAAATACAAATTGGCAACCACAGTTTGATTTGACGGAATTAGATGTTAAAACTCTATATACAATTAATAAAAAAATCAGAGAACCGCTAAAACAAAAAAGACAAAAATTTGCCCATCTTAAAAATATAAAAAGAAAATGGGAAGTTTATAGATGTGCAGTTTGTTGTTTAGAGGGAGCAAATGCCGGTGGAACTGCTGATGCAGAACTAATAAAACAATATCAAGGATTAAGTGGAGCAACATTTAATATATTATTTGGTGCTACTGGTATTTTTTCTGATATGAAGCAAGAATATAAATTAGTAGCCGCAGGATCATTTACAGATACTTTAAATTATGATTCCGGCGATACTGGGAGTGAATATGGGTTAACTCTATCTTATAACTTTAACGAAGAACCCTATAATCAAAGTATAGGACAATTTTTTAACTTTAAAGAAGATCTACCAAATTATAAAAAATATATTTTTGAACGAGGATTAAACATCTACAAGGTGGCAATAGAAACTACAGAAAAAAGATTAAACAATGTAGAAAATTTTATACAAAATGTAGATACTTATATTGGTGCTGTTGATAATTGGATAACTCAACATTTAGTAGATTGTAGCCAAGGCAATTCACCTTCAAGTAATCCATATGGTTTTGGTAATGTTAATTATGGTGAAAGACCGGCCAGTAATTCAAATATATCGTGTGGAAATAATACGGATTATTCTCTTTTTTATACAGCATATCCAAATGGTGGAAAAATTCCAAATTTAACTATACCAAAAGGACTTTGCTGGAAACCTACTCAATTTGCATGTCCTAATAAAGAGTATTATGAACCAATACCAGATTTTATAATAGATTGCTCAAAGGATATAGTAGTAAGTCCCATTGAGGTGTTGAATAATTACATTACAGAAATTGATGGAACCTATTACAGATATTATGGATTATATCAAAACTACTATGATTGGTTATATCCATTTCAGGTAAATAGTTATTATGAAGCAAATAATCCAGCAGGAGAGTTGAAACGGTGTATAGAGGCAGGAGATTGCTATAAAACAGTTTGTTTCAATCCTATTGCACTTGAACTTCAAAAACGAATAGCACAAACTGAAGTTAAAGCATTAAAGGTTCAACTAGAATTATTAAAATATTCACAGAATATAGTAACTAATTCATTGATACCAAATTGGGAACAACAATATTCTGAATGGTACAATAGACCTGCATTTTTTGTATCCAAGCAGCCAGGTGTTAATATCTTTACCGGTATAACTGGTGGAGGAAGAACTGGCCCTGTGACACAACCACTGTCATTATACAATGTTAAAAGTGTAAAAAGAAAACCAATTAGGGGTAGTAGATACGAGTTATTGGCTCGATCTAAAGGACTAACCGGATCTCAAGTTGGTGAATGGGTATATAACATCTTTTTTGGAAACGATCCTAGTGTAAGTTCTACTATAAAACATCCATATTATGATCAAGGTTATTCTGAGAAAAACGGAAAAGGCTCATTTGTTACACAAAGAAATGGATATTACATATACTCATACGAGGATTCAAATCCACTTAATAACCCACCGTGGCAAACTCAATATGCAGAGGTGATGAAAGATCCATCGGAATATACGGAAAGATCTTTTGTAACGAATCCAGCAAATGTTGTTGATCAATATCCTGAATTTAAGAAAATTGGTTTAACCATGAGAGATTTGGAGTCTTTAGAAGGTTACTCCGATGAAGGATTTAGAGAAACTTTTAATATATTTCAAGATGATTTAACAAATAAAAAACCACCAAATATTAAGAAAGAAGAAATATCTTCCTATGTTAGAATAGAATTTACAAATCCAATTGGTCTAGACAGAATTGCAGATTTTCCAAATGGATTTGTTAGAGATGCTGGTAGTGAATACTTTTTACCATATCTTGTTCAAGTTACCCCAGGTCCAAGTGGTAGACAGGCAACTAGAAATAATATTGCCGTAATAGGTATGGACCCATATGGATTCGATGTTGCAATCAAGAAACTAAATGTAGATGATGATAAGGAAAATCGCTCAAGGGATTACTGGTGGGCAACCGCTGGTGATTATTTAATCAATACTGGATTATCGGAAAATGGAATGGATTTATGGCCAGAGGTTGGATTTGAGACTAGTAGACCATACTACACTACTGATGCTCGTGGTTCTTGGAATGATGGAACACAGGGTGATTACTACGGATATAGTAGTTATGGGGATTGGTGGGATTATACCATCAATAGTAACTATTGGACACCCGGCGTTGATCCAGAATTAAAACAATCATCACATGGAAGTAATTACTTTCAAGCCTCATATAGAAGAATAAAACCACATAGATCATGGTGGTCTTTTCACTTCCCTAAAAATATTTATGTTCCTTCTAGATTTTTTGGATTGTATAATAGTCTATATGGTCCTTGGTATGAGGGTTTCACTAATTCCGGTTCGTTTACCACATATGGTTATTGGGATTATATTTGGTGGTACGGTGGAGATGTTGATAAATGGATAAGATTAGCAGACACTCCCGATACACGAAACTTACTAAGTCAAGCAGAATATGATGATAAAGTTATAATACCAAAATTTGAAGATGGATTTGTAGAAACGATGAATGTATATACAGCAGACTCTGTTGAGATTTTACATCCAGAATTGAAAAAATATTTCTCACAAGCTGCACTACATTGGATGAATTCGGACTATTCAATCTATAGACCAGGTATAATATCAGATGAACTATGGAAATATGATTTAAGCGGAGAAACTGAATATGGATTGGTGTCTCCACCAACTATATCTCCAAATTATGATATTTTTGATAATAATTTTTCTGCTCAATTTATTGTTCATGCTAGATCTACTAGTATTTGCCAACAATTCACCTGTGCAAATCCAAATGGATTAGTTAGTGGCAAAGAGTGTCCAGAAGACAATCCATATTGCAACTGCCCGGCACAAGAACATATACCAGAAGAAAGAGAACCAACTTATTTAGAATTATATCAATTATACAATGAGCTAAAAGAATGCGAATTAATTAAAGAATATCTTGGTGAAGATTATCTAGGATGTATATGGATTGATCCAAATAACCCATGCAGTTGCAATTGTCCAGAAATTGGTAAAAAGTTTTCAGAATATCTTGAGTATACTAAAACTTATGCAACATATTGGGATACACCCAAAAATACCCCACTAATAAGAAATGCCTTGATTAGTCAATTTATGTCACAGCAAATAAGTATAGGAATCATACCCAATGACAACATTAAAGTTGGAGATATGATAAGATTAGTTCATAAAAAGTTAATAACTAAGGAAGAAGATGGAGCAATAAGTGATGATAATGATTCTAAGAGATTTGATGGATTATGGATCGTCAGTGAAATAAGACACAGATTTACAAAAGAATCATCTCAAACCATGCAACTAGTTCTAAATAGAGATACTATTCCAAGGAAACCAAATTAAATGAACGATACTAATATAGTAATCAAAAATGTTTTTTCAGATTTACCAATGTTTTTGACTAAAAATTCATTTACTTCAGATTTAAATCTGACTAAAGATATGTCAGCAATTAGAAATTCTATTAAAAATATTGTTATGACTAATATAGGTGAAAGGGCTTTTGATTATGAATTTGGTGGAAATATCTATGCTTTGTTATTTGAACATGTTCAAGACAAATTTTTAATGTCTGGAGTTAAAATAAGATTGGCAAATATTATTAGTAAATACGATAATAGAGTTGCTGTTGATAAAATATTGTTTGAAACTGGTAGAAATGATATAGATATTATAATAGAATATTCAATTTTAACATTGAACACTAAAGATAAAATAGTAATAAAACTTGAAAGGTCGCGTTGATGGCAGCAAATCAGAACCAACCACCAACTTTAGGAAGTTTAGATTTTCTTGAAATAAAGAATAGTTTAATAAACTATTTAAAAACACAAAATATTATTAAAGACTATAATTATGAAGGTTCTGTAATTAGAACTTTAATTGATCTATTGGCATATAACACATTTTATTACGCATATTATACTAATATGGTTGCAAGTGAAATGTTTTTAGATTCTGCACAAAAGATAGAATCAATTATATCATTAGTAAAACCACTAGGATATACAGTAACTGGTAAAAAATCAGCAAGAGCAACAATATATTTAAGCGGTCTACTGAATGTACCAAACAATATAATTCCAAAACATTCTATATTTTATGGTGTTAACAATGATGGATTGAGTTACACATTTAGAAGTCTAAAAGATGTAGATATTGTCGATAGTCAATGTGAAATTGAAATTGTTGAAAGTAAAGAATTTGTCTACGACACAAATGCCATACAATCAATAGATATTAATACACAAAAATATTTTATATCAAATAGGGATATAGATTTATCAACTCTTACTGTTGAAGTAAAATTAAATGGTGAATCTGATTTTACTACATGGAGATTATCTGGGAATATAGGTGCTCCAAGTGACATTGATCAAAAAATATATTTTGTTGAAAGAACAATAAATGGTTATGTTATCCAATTTGGTGTTCAAAATGCATTAGGAATCTCTTTAACCTCAAATGATTTAGTGAAAATAACATATGCAGTATCATCTGGATTAGATGGTAATGATATTTTTGTTTTTAGATCTTCCGTTCTATTTGGAACTGGTAATTTTAATTTATCTATTAATGAAGTATCATCTGGTGGACTAGATGAACCAGATATCAATACAGTTAAATTTTTAGCTCCTAAATGGTTTTCTGCACAAGATAGAGCTGTAACTAAAAATGATTATGTTTCTCTTATAATGGAAGCAGGATATGCAAATGATAATCAAAATTTTGCCGTTTATGGTGGTGAGGAAATATATCCACCAAAATATGGAAGAGTTTTTATTTCTATAAATGAAACTAATCAAACGGTTATAGACAATTTAATAAATTATCTAAAAACTAAATCTGTAATCACGGTATTTCCAGAATATGTAAAACCAATACAGGTAGATGTAAATATGAGATATGCTTTTAGATATGATAATCCAAATGCCTCTGCATCAGAGAGACAACAAATACTAAATCAAGTAAAAGCATATGTTCAAAGTAACTATTTACTAGTAAACAAATTTAATATTAATGTTAAAGCATCAACGATAGCTAATGATGTTAATGAAAAGTTTTTAGAGTCTAAAATATTTTTAAATGAAGACGATTTTACCTTTTTTAGTAAAAAAACTATATTACCAAGTGATGGAGAGATAACTTTAAATTTACAAAATGAAATAGATGTAAATATTGTTGATGAAATTCCATTAACAACTGCATTTACAGACAATCAAAATAGAACAATAATTCTATATTTAAGAACTAATTATACAACCGATAGATCTAGATTTGTTGATATAGTTGCAAAGGATAGTTTTTCAAATGCTGATATTACTGGATATTTTGGTAAAGTACAGATAAGAACCGGGGTTATTTTAATACCATCTATTGCCAAAACTGCATACACATTAACTGTACCATTTTCTAAAAAATATTTTACTAGTACAAACAACAATCTAATTAGTTTATATCAAACCGGAGTTGAAATAATTTGATAATACCATTCAATAAATCTCCAAAAGGTGTAAATCATCAAATTGAAGAATTTTTTGATTTATTGCAACAATATACGGATGAACTCCCATCTGGATCAAATGTAAATCCAGAATTAAGAATTTTGTTACCCGGTGGATTGGAAGAAACTTTAAATGGATTTGCGCCATTATCTGGTTGTGGTAAAGTTTTTGATATTTCACGATATATTCCATTATGGGTTGTTTATGAAAAAACAGACGACCCAACAAAAACAAACGCAGTAAGTGTTTTTGATTTTGTCCAAAAATACTATGATTGGTTATATTGTGATAATACGGACGGCGCTCAGTACATGCTGTCTGAAAATTTATTAGATTTAATAGATATAGAAAAAACAAGATCTGAATTTTTTAATAGATATATTTTTACTTTAGTTGATGGATTAGATGAAAATATCTTAATTGACAATGGCGGTATTGTAACTTCAGATTCCTTTATAAAATTTATAAAAGGAATTAGAAAACAATTTTATCACAGAAAAACAACTATAGATGGATTAAAATATTTCTTTAAAACTCTATTTGCTGTTAGTGAAGATGAAATCTATGTCTATGAACCCAAAGAAAATTTACTAAGATTAAATGGTGGAAGATTTGTAAATAATAAATTTTCATTTGTTGGATCTACTGGAGATTATTCTAGTGTAAATAGTCTTGCTGGATCTTATTTAAATAATGCAAGATTTCATGACAATGACTGGATACAAGAATACTCATATCTCTTATCAGTTGGTATTACTTCTGGATCGTATATTCCAGATTATTTAAATGCCGCACATCCAATAGGTATTAAGGTTGTATTTGAGCGTAAAATAACTGATTATATTGCACCATCAGATGATGTAGTAACTGATAATGTTTGCGAAGTTCCTGTTCTTAAGAACTATGCAGCATATAGTATAAATACATCATATACATCTCAAATTGCAACAGCACCAGATGGTTCGGCTCTTTTTGGATTAACTGCGTGTATTGGGTGTACAGGGTATACTGGATTTACTGGTCCTACTTATTATTTCCCAAATTGGATAGACACAATAACTCAAACAAAATTTAATGATATAAATATTTTTGATTTCTTTAATTTATGTTTAGAGAATGGCGTAACAAGTCCAAATGAACCGTTAACTTGCACAGGTTGTTAATATGTCAATAAAATCAGATAAAATACAATCTTATTTGTCAGAAATAGGTAGTAAAAAACAAAGATACTTGCTATTAGGTACTAGTACAACAATTACAGGATCTGATAATAGCAATATGTCATCTATTAATTTATGGAAAGATTCACAAGTTACTTATAGAATAGGAAAAAATGATGTTGTTGGTGTTGTACCGAATGTAACTTGGAGACAAAGTTTGGTATTCACTCCATGGTCATCCTCTTCTATAAACACAGGTTCATTCTATGCGTATAATAAAACAAATGGAATTGTGTATTTGTGTTTATCTGATAATCTCAAAAATAGAATAGATTTGAGGGGATTGAATGCATCTAGTATAATACCAAGTCATAGCGCCGGTATTGTAAGATACAGCGATGGATATGAGTGGTTGGCTTTATATAAAATTACACCCTCTCTTAGTAGATTTGTTACAAATACTTGGATACCTGTAATATCGTTAAATGATTTTCAATTTGATACATCTATAACAAAATATTCTGAATTATTATCTTTCTGCAATGGAACAACTGGTTCATGTGGTAATTGTGGAATTTATTTTAAAAATAATAACGAAATACCTGCAACATCTACAACATATACGACATATTTAGCTGGTGACTTATATTCAACAATTTCAAATACAACATGTGGTGAGTGTTTTCACATGTTTGAAAATGATGATAATTTTATTTCTATTTTTTATGGAAGTGAAACACCAGAAGATTCGATATCTGTAAAAGATAAATTAGATGAAATAGGGGAATATGTTGTTAATAACGAATTACCATCAAGTTCACCCTATTATCAATTATACAATATGGCAATAAATAGTCCAGATGATGGTGCATTGTTATCTTGTTTTATAGATTTATCATCTTTTACAGAAACAAATTTAATAGTAACACAATCAAATCCAGAAATAACAATATTAACTGCATCAGGATCGGGTGCTGTTCTTCGTTTCACAACTTACATAAATTCCAGTGGAAATTATGTTGTTGATGGAATAGAAATAGTCAGTCGCGGAACTAATTATTATGACGCGGAGTTATCAATATCCTCTTCTATTTTTCCAAATGTAGATGTTGATCTTATATTGGCAGCAATTGATATTAATTTTGATAAAATAGATAGCATTGGTATTGATCCAATATCAACACTAGAATGTAAGACAATTTCAACTGATGTAAAAATTTCTGTAGACCAATTAAGAGATAATAATTTAACTATACCGGCGCAAATTGATTTTTACGGTTTTGTTGAAAATCCTCTAATAAAAACAGCAGATGATGAAATAGTTTTTGCTGGTAAAAATATAAATAAATATCAATCATCGCTTCAGAGTAACAATACCAAAATTAAAATAACAAAAGTAGGTGGAAGTTCCCCGTCTATAGGTGATGATATTATATTAACTAATACCACAAGTTCTAATGTAATGTCAAATCTAAATGTAGTTAATACATCAAATGAAACAATAAGTGATATTATTCTAGAAGTAAATGGAGTTGATACTTCCGTATTGTCCAATTTTTCTTTGAACGGTAATTATATTACGATAGAAGATGATACTAATACATACGAAGTCACTGAGTATACTTCTGTTCCATCTATAGTCCAATACAGTGGAAATATATCTTTAACAAAAACAATACAACCACAGATATTAACCTCCGAGAGTGGTGAAGTATCAAAAATAATCAGAATTAATAGAATTGAGGCAGTCTAATGGCAGGAGTAACCCCATTTACTAGTGGAAATACACCTTTACAAAATGCACCATATTTTAGTAGAATTGCAAACACGAATTTAATAGATGATTCAACTAATGTAAACTATCCAATGTTAGCTTTTAAACCAGGCTATGCTTTGCAGGCTTCTGAATTAAATGAAATACAAGATACATTTTATATTCAAAAAACTTTATCAGATAACCTATTACAAAATTGGTGGAAAACTGGAACTAATTTATCATTAACAGGAACGGCAACCTCTGCATTATATGGTCCGGGATGGGAAGGTGCAATACCACTTAGTCCATCTAATTTTGTATTTAATGATCTTTCTGTATTGTTTTATTTTACTGGCGTTGTATCGAGACAGTGGTTTTTAGTAACTGATCCAAACACAAAATTTAAATTTTGGTGCGTTTTTGATACATCTACACTTTCTACTATTCAATTTTTTAGACAATCAATACCATCAATTTCATATCTAGGATTAAAAATACAAAGTTCTTTTGTAAATTGTTCATCTGATGAAAGTCAGCCTGGATATATTTTTAATGATAATTCATCTGGAAGTTATATTCAAAATACATGTGGAGCTAGTAGATTTAAGATACAATTATCTCAATTTGTCTCTCAAACATCATTAACTTCCGACTTTTTACCAATTATGAAAATAAGAAAAAACGCAGATCTAGAATCTCAAGGTCTATATTTAGTTCAATACATGAATAATTATTTGATTCACAAATCAGCAATTTAATGTCAATTTTATTCAGAACCAATTCCTCTGTAGATTGTAATATCTTAACTTCATATGATAAGTTAAAGCACGATTTATATACTTGGAATTATCAAGATTGGCCTACGGGAGAACCTATTTTTGGAACTATATCTCAACCGGGTCAATGGGGTGGATTATATCCAAATGGATACAATCAATCCTGTTATAGTAGAGATTTATCAATAGTCCCAGATCTCAGTGGTAAGAGTACAAGAGCGAGAAGATTCGGAGGTAGCGTAAGTGGTTGGTATACTAATTTTGGAAGACCAGCGTGCTTTCCGGTATCAAATCCATCATCCGCAACACTGATCCAACAAGAATTAGCAAAAAATATTGGAAATTGGAATTACGGTGAACCAACAGGTATATTAATTTCCCCAATGCATGTTTTAATTTGTGGTCATTTTGTTGGAAATGCCAATACAATATCATTTAACTTTTTACTTAAAAATAATCAACAAATAACAAGAGTTGGGCAAAGAGTAACCGGAAATAATGCTGGTAATTTATTAAATGGTGATATTAGAATATACAGATTAAATCAAAATGAAAAATTAGATTCATTTGTTAATCAAAATTTAATAACTATTTACGATAAATTTTTAGATAATGAAAGCCCATCAGTTTTAAATTTTTTAAATACTTTTCATTTTTTAAATCCACTGTCCCCAAGTTATACAAATATTTTATCATGGATGGTTGATGGTGCAGATAGAGTTGTTAGGGGATGTTTAAACTTTTTTAATATATCTGGAACACCTGAACAAACTACAAGAATCTTATTTGAAGTTAGACCTGATTCTTTATTTTTATATTTACCAAATGATACATCCCAACCATCATCAACTTCTATTTTTAGTGGAGATAGCGGTAGTCCGAAATTTGTATATGATATAAACACTAATAAAACTATTTGTGTTGGTTTAAATTTAGGTGGTGAACTAGAAGTAATAGAAAATCAACAACCAAATTTAAATAACTTTACTTTAATAAATCAAGAACTGAATACATTTGGATATTCTATAAGTAAATTAAATATTAATAATGTCAGACTAGCAACTTTAGGGGATGCTATTCCCTCTTTACCGAATAACAATCAATCAAATTACATACCATATACTAATACATTTGATAATATAATCAGAACACCACTATATAAATATCCCTATAGTAGCAGGATTTACACAGATGCTTAATAATTATTCCCATATAGGGTTTTTACCCGGTAATTCATTACAATCTTCGGAAATAAACGAAATTCAAGAAAGATTTTATCTAGATCAAACTTTGGATAATATTTTTTTATTTAATTGGTTAGTGTTTACGGAAAATTATTCCAATATAACTGGAAATTTAAATGATTTATATTATGGATCTTCTTATTATAATTCTATACCAATAAATCCAAATTTAATAGAATCCTATTATTTGGATAATTTGATTACAATAAAAATAAAAACTGGATGGTATAAAATAAAACACTTAACGACAAGTGAAATTGCTATATGGGTTTATTTGAATGAGGATAAAGAAACATCATTTCCTATTAATATACCATCAGGTAAATATGATATAGGATTAGATATTAGTTTTGAAGAAGTTTTATGTTCCTCTGACGAAGCGGATGAGGGATATTTTTTCAATAGTAATGTTGGTGGTTATATTGAATCATGGATTCCCGGTTCAAATAGATTTAAACTGACAATAAATAATATCAAACTAATATACCCATTAGAACAAAATTTATCAAATATCGTTATAGGTAAAGTTAGAACAGGAATTGATAATATTCCATCTGGAACCTTTTTGATACAATATAATAATAATTATAAGATAAATAATATAGTTACTACTTAAATAAGAGGATACAATGCCAATTACTTCGACTTATCAGATAGCAAATTTATCAGCAAATACGACTTTTTATGATTGGTTTATAAAAGAAAATGATGAAATCATTTCCAAATTAAATTTAATGAGTGTATTCTCTGCAACTGGTGGAGATGGTATTTTAGCTACAACAGATAGCTCAGGTCTTGTAACAATTGTAATAGGTGGAACCGCCGCTAAAATAGATACAGGATTAACATTCAACGGAGATATATCCTTCAATGGATTTGTTTCTATTCCAAATATTTCATATAAAATAACTGGAATCACAACTGGTTCATCTGCTGGATTTTCATTTGGTTCTCCAGTAAGGTTTGTTGATTCATCTGATGGATATACTTTAGCAAAAGCAGATAATCAAGAAAGAGCAGAAAGTTTAGGTGTAATTTCAAGAATAACGGATACTGGAACATATGTAACAGTATTGGGTAAAATAGAAGGTGATTTTTCTGGTGTAAACGGTGGTAGTGCTTTATCACCGGGATGTTTTTACTTCCTAAGTCCATCTGTTACTGGTGGTATAAGTACAACAGAGCCAACAAATAACGGTCAGGTATCAAAGCCAGTTCTCTTATCATTGGGATCTACTGCTGGATTAGTTTTACAGTATAGAGGAAATTATATTAATAGTGCAGCAGCAGGGGCAGGAACAACAGGTGGTAATAGGATATTCATCACGATTGATTCTTCTTTACCCGGATTGACTAGTCAATTTACAGTTGGTAAAGTTTTATCATACAATCCGGCTCTAGATGAAACAGACACGGATACTATAAATTACTTCACAAATAATGGAAATAGAAATTTATTTAACGGTTGGTTCTTAAGTAGAGCTACTAATAATTTTGAAATTCCATTTGGTGGCCGAGAAGAAGATTTTTCTGTTGGTATTATTACTTCGATTACAGATCTTGGTTCGGTTTATGCATATGAAATTGCAATAGCAGGAAATGTAGAATATAGTTTAGGTTCACCCGGTGTATATTATTTAAATGCAGATTATGATGTTGATGTTGCAGGAAGCACTCAACTTATAAAATCGAGTTCTCTGAGTTATAATGGAAAAATATTTGCTATACAATATGATGTGTCAAATATCGTAGTTGTAAATAACCCAAGAAAAGGAATATTTGGCCAAAATAATGATTTTAGATTAACATCATCAGCAGGATCTTCAGTAAATACTGAAAATTTATTATTGAATGGCGATTTCTCAATTTGGCAAAGATCATCCTTTGGTAAAAACTCTGCATATACTACCACAGGTAATTTAATTTTTGCTGATATGTGGAGAAGACATGATGGAATATCGGGCGGAGATGGTACAAAAAGCTATAGTATACAGAGACAAGCATTTGCTGACATACAATCAGATGTAGAAGGTAATCCTAATTATTATCTAGATGTAAAAGCTTTAGGTCTATCAGGTGAAACTGGAAATAATCTACTCATAGGTCATGTGGTAAAAGATGCAAAATCATTTAATGGTCAATCATTAACATTAAGTTTTTACGCAAAATGTACTTATCCTGATTATGTAATCCAACCTTATTATGCAAGATACAACGGAACAACACAAATAGATTTTAACAATCTTAATGGAGAAAGCACAGTATCTCTTACTACAAGTTGGCAAAGATTTGATATACCATTTACCATAGAAACTTTACCAAGTCCAGGCTCACCCCTAGAGAATGATTATCTAGAAATAGGATTTGATTTTTATCCCCTCATAGAACAAGCAAATGCCAACTCAATACCATTAGGGCAAAATTTAGTTGTCAGTATATCATCTGTCTGTTTATTCGGCAATCAAGCTTATACATTCCCACATATTCATAAAGATTTAAATGAAAGATTAGATCACTGTCATCATTTTTATTATAGCACATATGGATTGGAAGAGAATGTATTAGATAAAAGTATGTTAAATGATATAGACGCAAATTTAACTACAAAAAATCATATAATATTACCAATTAATTATTGCACTTATATTCAATGGCCTAATGAAATGAGAACTACACCCAGCATCACCGTATATTCTCCAAAAACAGGATACACGGGCGATGCATATAATCAAACAGCAACTAGAGATCTTAGAAATTGCACAGGAACTTTAGGTTATAATGCACAGAGAAGAGTTGCAAAATTAGGAGCTAGTACAATTGATACAAATCCAACCAAAAATGGAGTTAAATTATGTGTATCGGGTGGAGCTGTTCCTTATGATAATATATTTTATCATATAATTGCAGATGCGGATTATCCAATATGAGTTGTAATTCGTCTACATTCTCATCCACTACAGTTTTCTTAGATGGAGATGATGGTGGAACCAGATTATTGATACAGATAGCAGATGCTTCGTGCACTGGTGGTGTTACAGCAGGTGATGTAATACATTACGATGCCCTAACTAACTATTATACAAAATCTATTGCAGATAATCCTCCCAATTCTGAAGTTTTTGGGATTGTTGAATCTGTAAATATAGATGGATCTAAAAATGTTATAATATATGGATCTATTAATTTACCAAGTTCAGCAATAGAAGATATTCCTGTTGGCTCAACTGGTGCCGGTGGCGGATCTGATATTTATTTTTTAAGTCCAGATAATGCTGGTAAATTAAGAAATACATCACCAACAGAATTAACACAAATAATAAAACCAATATATCAAACAGCTCCGCATGGTAATGGTTCATATACTGGTATTGTTATGAATTATATTGGATATAAAGTTCCATCAGAAATTTCAATATATGTGCCAGAAAATAGATCAATACCTATTGGAAGTATAGAATACTACATGAGTAGTAGCATAAACGGCGAATCTACAATTTCTTCTAATTATGCGATAAATCAAATAACAACGACTGTAATTGGACAAGATTATTTACGATTTAAGAATAAATATTCAAATAGATTTGGTAAAAAATTTATTGGATATATTACACCTATTCCAATTAATCGAGGAACAGTTAGTCCGGTTTTTTGGCCAGCATGGAATCCAGAAGCATTTCAGAATCAACCGATTAATTGTAGAATATCAGATCCACCTAGCGAGAATGGTGGTCTTGGAATAGAAAATCTTGATATTAATATAAATCAAGGAATAATTTATTTTGATTCTATAGTACCAAGTAGTTCTGTTGGACCAGACTCTCCCCTTATTGTTAATGGAGAATATTTTATAGAATTGTTACCTAGTCTTGTACCAATTGGTGGGTTTCGTCTATTAAATGTTCAGGAATATTCTGATTTAACTACAGTTCCCTCAATAATGAATCCTTTACGGGGGTTTTCCAAAACAGATCAAGATAATAATACAATATCAAATGCATTTGATGATACTTGGATTACATTATTATTAAAAATAAAAAATCAACCTGTTGTAAATAATCTACAAATTTTACAAGCAACAACGGTTAATACTTCAAATTTAATATTAAATGGATCAGACATCATAACAACTATAAATGATTTAGAATCTAGAATTGAAATAGCAGAACAACAAATAAATAGATAATATGCCCTGCAATACATCAACTAATATTATTTCTGGAGTTTCCAAACTAAATGCATATAAAGAAGCATCTAGATTAGTAATTGTTATTTCAGAGGAATTGTCACCATCTATCGGTGTTGGTGATGTCATCCGATATGACTCAATAGATAATATCTATAAATTATCGGTTGCAAACGGTACAGTTGAATCTGAAGTTGTTGGTATAGTTGAATCTATTAATACAGATAATTCTAAAAATGTTGTAATATATGGTTCTATAAATTTACCATCACAAAATTTAATATATTTAGATGCAGATCCAACAGGTGCTAGTGGTGGAAATGATATATTTTTCTTAAGTGATACTGTTGATGGTGGATTACAAAATCTAGCACCAAGTGGATCGACATCAATTATAAAAGCGGTATATCAGATTGCTCCTCATGGATCATACACCGGTATTGTTATTAATAAAATAGGTTATTCTATAGGTGGACCTATTGTAAATAATTTATTAAACGATCAGGATGATATCGGGTTTTTGCACAAATACTTAGCATTAGCTAATGATACAGATATTACTAATTATCCGTTTTATGTTGTTAAAAAATCTCCAAATGGTTTATATGGAATTAATTCTATCAAAAAATCAGAAAATTTAGATTATTTTAATAAATATGGAGTTAATTTTGGTTACATCGAAATAAGTAAACTTTCACCAGAATTTCCAGTAAATTCTAATATTTTAAACTGGTTTCTTTTTGATTATTATCAACCAAATTCTAGCTTTTTTAATGGACAAGTTACCTCCATAGATGCCATAGAAAACACCATAACAATAACAAAAGGATCACAACCAAATCAAATAATTCCAACTCAAACAATTAATCAAGGCAATTATAGATATTGGATTGAATCGAGTCCAACTACAACACAAGTAGCAATAAGTCAAGATAATGTAACCAATTCATCAGCATATCTGCAAACACCAATAACTTTCATAGAAAATGATATTGATATCATTGGTATTCCTATTTTGAATCCAGTAACAGCATCAACAAGTATATTCGATGCGGCTGGAATTCTTATTCCAAACACAATATTCACTGTTAATTTTATAATTAAAAAAGAAAATTCACAAGCAGCTTTAAATATACCAGCAAATTCATTAATTAATCAATTGAATGTTGTTAATTTAAATGTTGGTGATATAACTATTTCAGATAAATTATTAGAATTAGAAAATAGATTAACTTACATAGAAAATAGATTGTCGATGTAGTATGCCATGTAATAACTCTTCAAATATAAATATCAGAAAAACATATATAACGATTACTAACGGTGGTTCTCGTTTAATGATAACTATACCAGATAGTAAATGTGCTGTTGGTGTTACTTATGGTAGCGTTATAAGATACGACCCAGAAGCAAATTTTAATACTGGTCTTTATAAATTATCAACAGCTAATAATATACAATCATCCGAAGTTGTTGGTATAGTTGAATCTATTAATACAGATAATTCTAAAAATGTTGTAATATATGGTTCTATAAATTTACCAAATTCTTCTATAGAAAATGCAATAGTTGGTAGTAGTGGTGGATCTGGTGGTGCAGATATTTACTTTTTAAGTTCAACAACATCAGGAAAATTAAATAATTTACCCCCAACAGAATTAACTCATGTAGTAAAACCAATATACCAAACAGCTCCACACGGCAATGGTTCATATACTGGTGTGGTTATGAATTATATTGGATATAAAATAGACGGAGCTGACTTCTCTTCCCCACAAGCAAATGTTGTTAATAATTTCGTGGGAAATACTAATATAATTGACCCCGACTCAAACTCAGGTGTCGGTTTAATAAAATTTATGTTAGTAGATACTGAATTAGGATATCAGATCCCAGAAACATTTGTTGATATGACTATATCACACATATTACCACAAACAGAGTATCCAGATTATTTTAATATTTTTAATTATTATAATTTTGTTTATACATTTGGAAATCCGGTAAGTAATTTATCCCCCCCGAGTAGACTATTCATAGAATATTGTGTTTGTGATTCTACACATATAGTTAATTCAGCAAATATAGGTAAATTTATTTTTAAACAAAATGATGTAGCTTATTTCGTCAAAATAATAGATTTTGATCCCGTAAATAACGCTTATATTTTATCACACAACATGTCATCATTGACTGCTAATGTAACACGAACCTCAACAGAACAACCAACCTTTAATTATGGTATTAGCAATACTGCGGCCAATCCATTATCTGTTGCTGGATTCTTTAGATTTAACACAGTAACTCCATATGGATTTCACACGCCAATTATTAAATTTAACAATACAATTTTTGATTCATATGGAAATAACACCGCAACGACTTCTAATTATAAAGTAATACCTTTACTAAAAGTTAAAAAAGATATACAGGGTGGAGCATCGTTAGTAGAAAATAATCAATTTGATGTTGATACATTATTGATAAATAATGAAAACATTAATTTTATTTTAGAAAATTTAGAAAATAGATTACAAGAAGTAGAGACAAGGCTCTTGATTACATAATATGCCAAATTTTATATACGGTAGCAGTCCTATAACAAGAACAAATGTTTCCTATTCCTATGGATTTACAGGTCCCACAGGAAACACAGGTCCTATAGGTCCAACAGGCCCAACAGGACAATCCATAACAGGACCAACTGGTAGCACCGGGGGAAATCTACTTAATATAATTCAAAATCAAGATGGAACTTTAAAATTCTTATTTAGCGATGGGACTATATTAGGAACAACTATGCCTATAGTTGGTCCAACTGGAAACTTTTATTTATCTGGTAGCGGTTATAGTTTAGCAGAAATTAATATTTTAGCTAATAATGAAACTTTAGCATCATATACTGATATAAATGGGACAGTACATCAAGTAGACATAATAAACTTTAAAAATATAAAAACAAACAGCTCTCCATTTATTTCTATAACTGATGATGGAAACACAATAACAGTTAATTATGATTTAGTTGGACTAGCATTTATTGATGCTGAAGGTGAAATAGGTCGACTATTAAAGAATGCAACTGGTGACATTCAAGTAGGACAAACTGGAACTTTCCACGATCCATCTAATAAATCAAACGATCTTCAAATATCAAATGTTAGCAATCGTTTAATAATTAAAAATTCATATGAACCCGCTAATAGTGGAACTAAAATTTGGTATTTAGATTCTGAAGAAGGAAATGCATTTTATTTAAATGGAGCAAGCGCAGCGAATGGATCTTGGATAATTTTAAAAAATCCAAGAGATTCAAATATAACAACGGCAATAACCGTAATTACTTCACCGGGAATGAACACTCAAAAACCTGTTGAATTTTATTACACTAAAAATAATTATTCCACTAGCATACCTGCAAATCTAAATTTCAGAGAAATATCATCGGTAATATGGCCATACGGCGATATACCATGTCTTACTGAAAAACATGATGTGTTTAATTTTATTTCTATAGGTGGAGTGTGGTATGGTTCTTTAATCAGAAGAAATATCTATTTAGATAGTAGGGATTTATATTTTGATTATGTTCCTGGTCAAGTCCTGATAAATGATCCTTATAGAGAAGGTAGTGATTTAATACTCATTGACGATATAACTATAAGTGAACTAACTTCATGTAGACCTGTTGGTGCATTTTTTGCAAATGTTGGAGAGAATTATTCAGCAATAACTGGAGCTTGTTGCACCCTAAATTGCTCATGTGTCGAAAGTTTTAATAGTCAATGTATTGGTTATTTTATTCCGGGTATAACTTGTTATTCTGGAATAACATTTTGTACTACCTATGGTTCTTGTTGTTTGCAAACTGGCGATGGCCAAATTTTACCATGTCAAGAATTATCATATTGTGATTGTGTAACAATTGCTACTAATTCGAATATGTCTTTTGTTTGGAATGAATTTAAAGGATTAAAACAAAGTTGTAACGATTTTGATTGTTCAATCTCGTTCGAGGGATTTGGAGCTTGTTGTGATGGATATGGTAACTGCACAATAACTAGAAGTGATAATTGCAATGGATATTATCAGGGAATAGGAACAAAGTGTGTAACTTCTACAAATAAATCAGTTTGTTCAGATGGTTATGGTGCATGCTGCGACTCGGGTATAACTTGTAATAGTGGTTATACTGCATCTCTATGTTTATCTGAAAATAAAACATATTTTGGTGATGGAACTGAGTGTGAATATTCAAATTGTTCAACTAACAATATTTCTTGCTATGGTGTTGTTCAAGGACAAACTTTAAAAATTGGAGATGTTTATTCTGACGGAATAGTAGTTGGAATATTTGATCCCAAATCATCAAATTGTTTTGGTAATCCAATATTTGGTGCATCTGCACAAGCATCATCTTATGAAAGTTTAACTACATCAGGTGAGGAAACCGCATGTGGATTATATAAAACAAGATATGATTATGTTGGATATGGATTTACAGGTGCAGATGGATTGTGTGAAGAATCCGGGGATTCTTACATTATGTTACTCAGTTTACATCCAATAGTTCTAGACTCAAATAAGAATATTGTTTCGTTTGGAGATACTGCTGGTATTGAAATGGATTTTTCTTGGAGTCATGGTGGAAATTATTGGGGACCAATTTTTAACCCACAAACAGGAATTGATGAAGAATTTAGTCCAATTTCATTATCTTATAAAGAAGGATACATTTACGATTATAATGATATTAATACTAAGACAAGTTTACCGTATATGTCATTTGCTGGTTGTGGTGTATCACGAACAACAGATGATCCCAAAAATTGGCAAGCAAAAAATCCAAATATTTCATTTAATGGGAAGTGGTTTAGAAATTATGGATTCATGAATAGTGTAAGAATGCTAAATGCAGAATATTCATATTATTATGGAAAAACTGGAGAATATTATACTTCAAGCACTTATCAAATAGTACAGAATGCAATCAATGTCACGGCGTCTAGAGCGTTGGCTCTATATAATAAACAAAAATCAGAAACAAATACTTTTATTTCTGATTGGTTTATTCCTTCTCACGATGAACTTGCATTTATTGCAAAATCGTCATTAAATACAAATATTGAAGAAAATATTAATATTAAACTTTTACAAAATGGTGGAACTCCGTTGGATGGATGGCATTGGTCGTCAACTGGTTCATTTACAGAAGGTAGCAATGAATATATATTAAATCATCCAGATGGAATAACATATGGAACATCTGCTTGGGCTATTAAATTTGATTCTAATGGAAATTCTGAATTGTATAAAGTAGCAAAAGCAAATAGAATTTCAAATAAATATAAAGTTAGACCAATAAAAATGATAAGATGTGATGGGGTAAATGTTTCCAATCTCGCATCAAATAATATTTTCTGGAGAATGGTGAACTTCGAAGAATATATAACGGAATTAGAATGATATACGGAAGCTCAACAATAAATTTAACAAATCAGGGATCTTGTGGTTCATTCACTGGACCCACAGGACCAATAGGTCAAACTGGTCCAACCGGGCCAACCGGAGGATCAATAACGGGTCCAAAGGGTCCAACTGGTTATGGAATAACAGGAGCAACTTACAATATATCTTCACCCGGTGTTACTTTTTATATAGAAAATATATCACCAATTAATATTAATTTAAGAGGTCCATCTGGTGCAAACGGTACTGGATTTATTGTTTTAAATGGTGTAACAACAAATGGTACTTCTATTTTAATTTCAGAAGATTTATTTGAAATCACAAATAATGAAGTAATTATTGATCAAGATGAGACTGCTTATTTTAAAAGTATATTATTTGATAGCATAAACGGTGAAATACAAAATTCGTCAGAAACATCAAGTTTAATATCAGTTCATGGTAAAACATACGATATTTACCCGATGGGTAATACTGGTGAGATTCTTTATCTCACCACAACTAATGAAGCTCGAGGCGCCCGAGGAACTTCGTGGGATGCCCAAACTAATCAGTTATTTTTTACATTAGACGCTACACGACTACCA